AACAGCATTGTCCATCCTGCGACCATATCTTGACCTCTGTTGATGAATGGATCTGTTGATATCTCTGTGGTGACATCAGCAAACTCAGTCCATCTGTACTGTTGCAGTGTTGTTTTGATGTCATTACAGATCAGCAAACAGTCTGAATGTACCTCATTGATCTGTCTGTATTCCGAATGATTGTATTTATCACAGATAGTGATACCGATATTCACTCTCACATATCCGGCACCCATTCCTCCAGGCTGAACTGTAGCCACACAAAGCGGATACGTTGCAGCATCTCTGGAGATGGCATCTAAGAATTCACCCTGAAAAAAACTACCGTTTAGCTGTCTGTGTTGATCTGCGATCACCTTCAGCTCGGCCATTATTTGATTTAGTGTCTTTTCCATTTAGGTATTCTTTCAGTTTGTCGATCTGTTTCTTTGTTGCTTTGAACTGCTTCATACTATCCAATTGATAGGCTTGTAGCCTGTATGGTCTTTCTTTACTGATTCATTGCATTCATCCGTATCACAGCAGATGATGTACTCTGGATACTTGGTCCCATTGTCATCTTTCAGGTACCCGATTAAACGCTCCTTGTAAAAATACGCATCTTTTCTCAGCATGTTGCGAAGCGTTGCTGTTTGCTCATCAGTGTTGGCAGTCATTGTCTCATCATCCTGTCGGCCCACAGCTTTGTTGGTTAGCTTCTAATTCAAGAGCTGAGCTGCTCTGTAATCAACAAATGCTACCAAACAAGGCACCACATAGTTATTCATCAGATCAAGATAGTCCTGAGTCCATGTATTATTTTGCACATTCAACAATAATGCCTTGAATAATGGAGTGCCAAGCGCAGGCTGTAAGTGCATATCTTGTGACCTCTTGATACATACTGCCAGGATCTTAGTATCTGTATTGCTGTGGATGAGGCCAAGCTTCTTTAAATTCTCAACTGATAAAAGGTAATTCATGATCTCTTAATTACTAATTGTTGAACCCATATATGTCGGCAGTACGGAGTTGATACGCCAGTCTCAGGATTAGTATACCATCCACCACGATATCTCCATACATCTCTATCAACCCTTGAGCTGATGCTGTTGATGTCATCACGAGTATAGAGTCTATTGAGATCAAGGAGTCTCAAGCAGAAATCTCTGCTCTTGGTGATCACTGGAGGAACACCTGGTCTCTCCTGATATCCATAGACTACCATGAATCTATCCAATGGCGCAGTGTTCTTGTCAATGAATTGCTTTCCCAAGTCACTCAATTTGCCTTCACCATAAACTCCTAACTCAGTAAGCCTTGCAATACTCACAGCGATCTGCTCAACACTTGCTCCTGTTGCCTTTGCTATGGCTGTGGAATCCTCCCCATTGGAAAGCATTGAGATAATATTTCTATCAAGATCTGTCAAGATCAACTGCAATTCACCAACTGTTGCAAACATCATATCCTCACGCTTGAATACCTCATCCGATGGAGTATCCCATTCGATGATCTCTGACTTTATCACATGATAGTCATTAGCATCAAAGCCATATTCAGAGAATATACCGATCTCATCTGTGCTGAACTGATGCTTGTTGTCGCAGCTTGCCATTGTGCTGACAGGCAGTCCTACAATTCTGCGAGCTTGTGACTCTGCAATCGTTGGGAATGATGCCAGGATAATCTGCAATGCACTATCTGCTGTCAGAATTCCTGCTTTGATATTTGCCACAACCTCTACAAGTGATGCGATCTGCGCTCCATTCAGTGCGCTCTTAGCCACATCTATTGCTTCAGGAGCTTGGATACTATCAGGAGCAACTGGAGTTGCAGACGGAGTCGCCTCACTACCGATTGGTTTCACATCTACAAGCTTCAGCACTCCCAAAGATCCTGATAATTTACTCATGTAATTGACAAGCCATTCAATCTGTTTCTGTCGGCTTTCAACATATGTCTTCTTATATATCTCAAAGAGCTCAGCAGTCTCTGCTGCGTTGAATGATCCGTTAGGAGCAATACCGAAAAGTGATGGAGCTACAACAGAATGCGCTACAAGGATGTTCTGCTGAACAGATTTCTCTAACATATTGTAACGCTCATGCAGATTATTCCCATTTAAAGGGATAACTGTCGGAGCTTCCTCTACACTATTGCTGAATGTGATGATAATCTCTCCTGCATCCTCAACAGATTGTGTACGGCCTTTAATCTGCTCCTTGATTCTGCGCTCTTCTTCGGCAGTCTCAGGATAGCCTGAGTTTAAGGAGATTAGAGTGCCCGACTTAAATCCGTTCTGGAGTTCATACATGTGAAATTTGGACACATCAACATCTGTCTGAATGGCTGTGATGCCTCCATAATACGGAGCTTTGGGATAAACTCCCTTCTCTCCTTTGGCTTGCTTTGCAGGCTCCTTGTAATACAAGATGAATGAGCCCACTCTGTTGTTCTCATCAAGGGCAGGATAGCTTCTGTAGTTCGTTGTTTCAGGAGTCTGCTGAAGAGCTGACCAGTCATCTGATACATAGTACAATCTCTCATCCTCAGTCATTCGTATTGCATCAATGGCGATATACTCCCACCTTACCACACGAGATCCTTCTCTATTCCATGTGCCTATCACAGCCATTGCTCCAAAGAGCTCAAAGTCAAATGCCATCCTTTGCACGATCTCATTCATGTCAAAGTCAGAAAAGCTGTTCGCAAGGAATTGTGATGCATCACCGGATACTGTCTCAAGACCTCCTCCTGCGATATAGTATGTTTTGTTCTTCAAGATACCTTGATGCCAGGCAGATCCTTGCAATAATTCTATCAAGAAAAATGGATAGTCATTCTTTTTTCCCCATTTGATGAATCCCTTCTGCCGATCCTTCTCTTCAATGGGCCGTTGATAATCTCTGCTGAATGATATGCTTGTCAACCTATTCATAGATGTTATTTATTATTGTTGGATTGTACTCGTTTGCAGGTGATCCAGTCTCATATACATGAGCTCTACCCTCCTCACAGAGTGATGTTGCTAGTGCAGGATCCAAGTTAGTTGGGCTTGTCTGATCATAGATCCGATATGTATAGAATCCTGCATATGGGAATGTGACATCCACGCCATCTGTGATCACAAATTCATCGTAACGATCTGTGCCTGTACTGATGTTTGGCAGGATGCAAAATACTTGCTCAAATGACTGCTCATGAGTGAACTCAAAGAGCCAGTACGGAGATGGCAATGCGCTCAATTCCGTAGCTGTCACAATCATTGTGCTACTTTGATTTCTTTCGAGTCTTAACATCCTCTTTCTTTATTATCTTAATCCTTGGCTCTGTAGCATCAAAGATATGCAACATTCCAAGCTTGATATACAGATCCTCTTTGCCCTCCTCAATGATGAAATATCTATTCACCAGTTGGCTCTTTACTTTTGATCCTATTAATTCCTTCTTGATTTTCATAGTGCTAATTTACAAAAAAAGGGAAAGGGCTAACCCTCTCCCTCTTTCAACATGGAAAACAACTATTAAACAGCAGGAGATTGTTGTGTCAATAATTGAGCAATGATAGCAGGATCAACATCCGGCACCTCATTGTTCTCTAATCCTGCGAACACCAAAGTATGACCATTTCTGTCACTCTTTAGGATTCCGGATCCATACTCAGATGCATCATTAATTTGCAAACCTTCATCAAGTCCGAGTGCAACATATGTGCCATCTGCTTTCTCAACCAATGCAACTACCTCGTTTTGTGCGACAAGATGGATCTCAGCACGAAGCTCCTTTGTATCTGATGCAAGGATCATGTTCAAAGTTTGCTCATACCAAAGTGTTCCGTTCTCTTTGTTCACACGCACAGGAGCTGTATAGGATGACAGATTGCTTTTCAGCTTGTACAGGAATACCTCACCAGTGACAGTCAATGTAGTTACCTCATTGTTTGTCAAAGTAGGCCCTGTTGCAATTGCGCTAATAGGAAAGATAATAACAGATTTGATACCACCTTTTCCGTTGGTACAAGTTCTGTCATTATATCCTGTAGTCATCAAACACGCCATTTGTACTATTTTTTAAGTGTTATAAAATGGGGAGGAATTACCCTCCCCTTGTTAGTTATTAGTTAGGTGAAGACGTTCCGTTCCACACACCGATCTGATCCAAGAATGGTACTTGAACACCTGCGCGGAATTTAGAACGCACATAGATCACATCATCATCTTGGCTGTAGAACAAATCGTAGTTGTCAAAATCAGATGTTAAATCTGTTCCGAATACGAAGTGTGATGCACGACCAGTATAGATGTTGTCAAGACCATTGAGTCCTGGAACTTTTATCACTCGCATATCAGTACCTGGTACGATCACCTCATCCATAGTAGCGATATCTGATGGAGAATAATGGAAGAAGTTACTATCAACCAAGTCTTTCATCAAAAAGTTGAAGTTCTCACGACCTGTGAAACAAACGAAATCTGTAGACTCAGCAACATTCTCAGGAGTATTCATGAAACACTCATAGAATACATCATAAGCATTGGATGCTGTGATGGATGCTGTAGATGAAGTATTCAAGTTTACGCAACCATTGGCAGTTGTCAAGAACTGACGATATCCGTTCATCCATTGCAAGTTGCCAGTACCAGTAGCTTTGTTACCTTTCCATATCAACTTGTCAAGCTCAAGAGCATGAAGTTGCAAAAGGTAATTAGTGATCTGTGCTTCGAATGGCAAAGTCTTGTCTTCAGCAGATGCGCCTGGACGAAGAGCCAACTGAGTCCAGAATCCGTCAAGATCTTTCTGACAGAATCTTTTCATGTACCCAAGAGTCTCAACAGCGATAGCACGATCTGTGAATACTGTATCTCCTTGAGGAGTCATTGAACAGTCACCATCTTGGTAAACGATGGAGTCATCAAGAAGCTTGATCTCTTGAGATCCTTTGATACCTTCTTGGATAGTGATGTAACGAAGTGTCTTAGCTTCAGTTACTGACCTTGTGATTAGATCTTCTCTTTGCTCATCAACGTAAGCAGCAAGACCTGAAACATCATAGTCAAATTTTGATTTGATGAATTTTTTAAGTGACATCTTATTTATTTATTTGAGATTTCAAAAACAATTGTCGAGCTGTCAGGGTGCTCGTTACCCTTGAGAATTTCTCTCCCTCAGTAGTGCTATTGGATGGAGCTGCTTTGAATGCCTCGAATTCAGATTTCATTGCGCTCATCTCAGTGCGTAGTGATTCATTTTCGCTTGCAATAGAATGAAGCATTTCTCCAAGACCTTCGATAGCCTTTGAGAATCCTTCCATCTTTGCCAACACGATTGCCTCCACTTGCTCAGCACTCATTGATTCTTTACTCATCTCCTGCTCATTGATGGCTGCAATGACTGCCGTAGCGATGTCATATGCTTGCCCCATCTCAAGATTGAGCAGTCCGGCGATTACCTCTGTAGCTTTTTCCAAAGCAGCAGGCATCTCCTCTGTATCAATAGCTTCAAATGCTGATGCAGCTTCTGCTGAAGCTCTCTCATCAATGATCTCCACTACCATACCATTAGCATCTGTGATAATGCTCATTCCTTCGTACTCACCACCAAGTGCATGAGTGCCTTCAGGAGCAGGAATCTGCTCACCATCAGCAACAACATATACCTGTGTGCCAACAGCAAGATCTCCCTCGTATGCTATAGCAGTTCCATCCATGAGAACAGCCTCGCCAAATGTGGTCTCAGTGACCTCATCTGTTGAAGTTGTGAACATAGATTTCATCTCTGCGATAGCATCCATTACTTTCTTGAAATTTTCATTCATCTTAACTGTATTTATTTATTATGTTTGTTTGTTCCGAGAATTGATTTGAGATCCTGCAAAGCATTGAATACTTGCTTCATCATTTCGCTCTCCACAGTCCTATTGGTTTCATTCAGATAGAATGATCCCTCAATAGAAAATCCACTCCACTCACCTGACTTAGCCTTCTCCCATATCTCATCATTCATCACCTTGTAG